TGGTGGCACTAACTCGAATGAGCCAGCAACTGCTGCAGATTTGAATGAGACTTCACTTGAAGCCGCTATCATTCAAGTTGCAGGTTGGACAGACGAGCGCGGTTTGTTAATCGCTGCAAAACCTCGCAAACTTGTGATTCCACCGAACTTGCAATTCGTTGCAACTAGATTGTTGGAGACAGAAGGTCGCGTAGGCACAGCAGATAACGATCTAAACGCTATCCGCAACAACGGTGCTGTTCCTGAAGGTTATACAGTAAACCACTATCTAACAGATACAGATGCATGGTTCCTGTTAACTGATGTACCAAATGGTCTTAAACACTTTACACGTAGTAAAATGGCAACCTCTATGGACGCTGATTTTGATACAGGTAATAGTCGTTACAAGGCTCGTGAGCGGTACAGCTTTGGTGTATCAGATCCGCTAGGGATCTTCGGTTCACCTGGAGCGTAAAAAACTTAGAGGGGTGACTTGCGGGTTACCCCTTTTTACTATAGACTACAGAAATTACCTTGACAGACGTATTCTACGTTTGACATTTGCCACGACAAGGAGATTTACATGGCTAATACAACATTTAACGGTGCTGTCCGATCAAAAAATGGTTTTAAAACTATTGATGTAGCAGCGGCAACGGGAACCATCACTGATGGTTTAGTAATTAACGCAGACGGTAATATTTTTACTGATTCTGGTGCACACACTCAGTATGTAGCAGCAACAGGATATGGGCCTGCCGATTTAATTGTAGGTAAAGGCGGTAGCCAATACGGTACAGTTGATCCTTATACTTCAGGAGCTTCTCAACTATTCCCTCTAGGCAGTAGATTACTTTACGGTAATACAGTTTACCGTTATGGCCGACTGGGTTCAGGTGCAGTAACAGCAGGTAAGTGTGTAACTCATGCTGCATCAATCGCACACCATTTTGATTTAACACCCACAGCAGGTGTAGCAGCAGGCGAAACTGCAATATCAGTTGAAACTGCAGGCACTGACATTACACTTAATCAATATGCAAATGGATACTTGTATATTAATGACGCTGCTGGTGAAGGACAGATGTTAAGAATACAATCTAATCCAGCTCACGATCACTCAGCAGATCCATCTATTGTTATTACTTGTTACGATGATTTAGCGACCGCTATAACAACAAGTTCACGGGTCACTTTAATTGCTGATCCAAATAGTGCTTTAATTGGTCAAGCTGCTACAACTACAGGCGCTACAATGGGCGTAACAGTTGTTGATATAGCCGCTACTCATTATGGTTGGTTCGCAGTTTCAGGCCCAGCTACAGTATTAACTTCAGGAACTTTAGTTGTGGGTAACCACGCAGTACCATTAGGTGCCGTTGGCGCTGTTGGCCCAGCCGCAGGGGATGTAATACAAGTAATTGGTGTAGTTATGATTGTTAACGTAACTACTGACTACTCATTAATTAACCTTACTGGTATTATATAAGTTTCAATCTGGGTGGGGTTTACGCCCCACCTATAACATAGGAGATTAATATGAGTCATTCAGCAAATTCTGATGTATCTGCTTTAACCATAAGTGATGAGAATGCAGCAGATGCTGATCGTTTAGTCACCGCAGCTAGACCTAATACAAGTGCAACTATGGCAAACACTACGTTTGCAGGGGGCGCGGCTAGAAATGTTACAGTAACGACTGCAGGTACAAGCGATAATGCAAAAACTAACACAATAGTAGGCACAGACGTTTTTGGGGCTGCTATATCAGAAGTTATTACATCTACAGGGTCTGCCGAAGCCGTTGCAGGGGCTAAATTATTTTTAACTGTCTCTTCTGTAACAAGTTCAGCACAATTTGCGGGTAACATTACTGTTGGTTCTGGTTCGCTTTGTGCTCAAGCTATACAAGGTAGCAACAGGGTAAGACTTAAAGGCATGTCAATTGTTTCAGGTGGTACAGCAGGGACTGTAGAATTTATAAACGGTTCACCAGAAGATGGTACAGCTTTGTTTAAAGCTAGAACTATAGGTACAGCTAATACAACTGTTGATAGAACAATACCCGCAGAAGGAGTTTTGTTTGATAGTGGTATGAGTGTTAAGTATACGGTTGACGTAGCCGATATGCTTACTATTTTTTATGCGTAAGTACTACAAATCAGGCCGTAAAGTAAGCGGCTCTGGCATGAAAGGCATGTCTATTGGTAGCGGGGACAAGCGCCCTACTAAATCTGGTGCAGGCATGACTGCCAAAGGAGTTGCAAAATACAAACGCAACAACCCTGGAAGTAAATTAAAAACAGCAGTTACAGAGAAGAAACCTACAGGTAAGCGAGCGGGTAGACGAAAGTCCTACTGTGCGCGTTCCGCAGGTCAAATGAAGCAGTTCCCAAAAGCTGCTAAAGACCCTAACAGTCGCCTTAGACAGGCACGCAAACGATGGAGATGTTAAGATGATGAAGAAAAAAGGCTATAAAAATGGCGGAAAAATGGACAAAATGGACAAAATGGACATACCCGTTGTAAAAGCTGGCAAAGGCCCAATGAAGAGAAAGCTTACTGCGGCAGAAGAGGCTAGAGAACTTAGAAGCCGTTTACGTGGAACAACAGGTGGTGGAAAACCTGATGTGACTCCTGCTATGAAAGGCGGAGGCATGTTAAAGAAAAAAGGCTACGCTATGGGCGGCAAAATGAAAAAAGGTTACGCTAAAGGTGGTAAAGTCCGTGGAGCAGGTATCGCTCAACGAGGTGTACGTCCAGCAAAAATGAGGTAACATGGCTATAAGTCGAGCAAATATGCAGATGCAGATATCTAGGCCACCTAGTAAAGCATCTGCAGTATCACAACGCAGGAAGAAAATTGCTGCAGCGAAGAGAAAAAAAGAAAAGAAGGCATAATGCCATACTTAACAAGTAGTATCCCTTACTTTAAGGCGTGGGTTCGGAGAGAGTATACTAAAAATTTAGAAGACTACCACGGGGAGTTTTTACACGCTATGGTTATTGGGGTTACAACAATACCTAATAAAAGTCTTAGTTTCCAAGTTATCTTTACTGGCTGTGAGTCTGACGATACAGATGAACCAAACGTTCATGGTGGAGCTATGTGGGCTAGATTACCCATTACAGCATTAGTTGCTGACGTACCTGTAGAAGAATGGGCTACAGAGTTACCTCCGTATGTAGCTCAACCTTGGGATTGTATGTCCCACCATCACTCTGTCTATAAGCTAGAAAGAGCATCTCCAGCTCCTTGGATAGCTAAAGTTGATGGTGAGTTCTATCCTGCTAAGTATTATTTTACTGTAGACTACACAGATAATGAGGTAGCAGATGACCCCGCGCAACATAAACAGAGCCATGTACTTGAATTATTAGACGCAGGAGAGTATACAGGCAACATTGTTGCATTACCCAACAATAGAGTTCGGGTTACACACCCTGCGTGGTTTGAGACAGGCCAAGGAGCGCCAGACTTTAAACCAAACCAACACAGTTATAACTCGAAAGAAGATGTAAGTTACGTATGGGACACAGAGCGTGTGTTCAACAACCTATACAAAGAGGAGGAAGAAGATGCGTAGATATTATAAATCAGGAGGCAAGATTTGTGCCAAAGGTAAGTCTTGGGCAAAACGTACTTTTGATACTTACCCTAGTGCATATGCTAATATGGCTGCCTCTAAGTACTGTAAAGATCCAAACTATGCTAAGGGTAGCAAAGGAAAGAAAAAGTAATGGGTGAGTTAGCAGAGTGGAGAAACCAAGACTGGGTTAGAATTGGCACAGATGGTAAAGTTAAAGGTAAATGTGGTACTTCTAAAGATAAGAAGAATCCAGATCGATGTCTTCCTAGAAGTAAAGCTAATAGTTTAAGTCAGTCACAACGAGCCACGACTGCAAAAAAGAAAAAACGGGAGGGAGCAAAAGGAAAAACAGTAGTAAAGAACACAAAACCTGCTACAGTAAAACTTAGAGGAGGCGGGTTAGCCCGCAGAAAAAAAGATATTGCTAGAGGTTGTGGAGCCGTATTGGAAAGTAGAAGAAAGATGACTCAGTATGTATGAATATGCTATAAAAGAAGTTGTAAAAATTGTTGATGGTGACACAATTGATGTGGTTATTGATCTAGGTTTTGATCTTACCAAAAAAGAAAGAATAAGACTTGCTGGTATAGATACTCCTGAGAGCAGAACAAGAGACCTCGAAGAGAAAGCAATGGGGTTAGAAGCTAAAGAACATCTAAAACACAAAATTGAAAGCTCTGAAAATTTAAGGGTTAAGACTGAAAAAGACGGTAAATATGGTCGCATGTTAGGTTGGCTATATAGTGGAGAATCCAACATAAACAAAGAGATGGTAACAAATGGCTATGCTTGGGAGTATGATGGGGGCACAAAAATTAAAAGCCTTGAAGCATTAAGGGCTATAAGAGAAAAGGAAACGACATGAGTAAATTAGAAATGATCCACGTAAAAAACGGTGAGGGTAATAACCCACTGTTTCAAATAGGTGTTAGACATGCAGATGGTACGCACACCGCAGTTCGGCCTGATATACTAAAAGAACACCAAGCAGTAGCACTTCTTGCGGAACTACAACCTACAGTTGTAGAAGAGGTTGTAGAAGAAGTTGTAGAAGAAGTTGTAGAAGAAGTTGTAGAAGAAGTTGTAGAAGAAGTTGTTTCTGATTTTGATGCGATGACAAAACTAGAACT